CCAAAAGCAATAACAGAAGTATCAAAAGTATTGACTTTTGGAGCTATTAAGTATGATGAAGATAATTGGAAGGAGCTAGATAATCTACAGAAAAGATACACTGGCGGAGCACTTCGACATATCTTTGCTTCCATGGGCGGGGAAGACCTAGACTGTGAGACAGGGTACTACCATGAAGCACACGCTATTTGTTGTTTATTATTCAAATTAGAGGCAAAATTGAATGAAGCGCGCAGTAAAGAAGAAGGATTATGAGAACCTAAGTGCAGAGAATATTCGCAAAGTCTTAGCACTGTTAGCTTCTTTGGACTCTGACTCGAATCCCCAAAAACCAATAACTAAAAAAGAAGCCTGTGCGATACTTAATATATCATACAATACTTCTAGGTTAGATAAAATTTTAGAGGAGTTTCGTGAGCGTGAAGAGTATGTAGCAAAGCGAAAATCAATGAATCGTGGTAAGTCAGCGTCTACTAATGAAATAAAAGAAGCTGTAACTGACTATCTACAGGGAGAGCCAATTAGTAGTATTGCAAAAAGGCTATATCGCTCAGCTCCTTTTGTAAAAACTTTGCTAGAGCAAGTAGGAGTACCAGAAAGACCAGCAAGTGCAGAAGAAAAAGCATATGTAGATATTATACCCGCGGAGTGTACTTCTGAAGATTTCAACGAAGGAGAAATTGTTTGGTCAGCAAAATACCACTCAATAGCTAGAATAGAAAAAGAGTATAGCCCAGAGTATGTAAATAGGATGCCCGGCCTATCTGATACTAACTACGAAGAAAAGTATAGCTCTAAGTGCTATGCAATATATATAATAAAAGATATAGATTCCTCTGATAGTTTATTTCCTTCAGTATCGAGAGGTGGATTTAATGCTTTCTCTTTAGCGTATGACTTAGGAAAACTAGAGCATCTAAAAATATATGGTGTTGATTTAGAAAGGCTTTGAAAAATAGTTGTTGACAACTTGGTATTTTTAACGTATAATATTTATTATAAACTAACAAGAGGAAAAAAGAAATGGCGTGGACAGATGAGAAAAAACAAGCGGTTATCGAAGCATATGAAGCAGCAGAGCCAACCGCAGAAAATTCAATGGAAGTTGTAAAAGAGTTGGCAGAGGAGTACGAAGAAAGCCCCAACGGAATTCGTATGATTCTGACAAAAGCAGGGGTCTACATTAAAAAAGCCCCTGCAGCCTCAGGCGGAAAAGCTGCCTCCCCAACAGGCGGTACTAGGGTATCAAAAGCTGATGCTGCTGAAGCCTTAGTAAAAGCTCTGAACGATGCTGGTCAGGAGCCAAATATGGAAATTATTGAAAAACTGACTGGTAAAGCCGCACAGTATTTTACAGACGTAGTCTCTAAAATCTCAGGCTAATTTGTTAAACCTTGAATGGTTATAACTACAAACACCGGGAGGGTACCCTCTCGGTGTTTTCTTATATCTAAGCATTGCACCTTGATAGTCAGCAACGTAAAAGAGTTTACTAGACTGCAATACAAGGAGCAACTATGAAAAAAGAAGAACTCACTGCTTTAGTAGAGAACTGTGGAGATGCTATAATTACCTACAGAAGCGAAAATTCAAATAAATTAAAGTATAATGTATGTACACTAGACTTTAGTACTGAATACATCAAAAATAAGAAAAGCAGAGCAAAAGAAACAGAAGATACTCTTCTTTTATTTTGTTGGGATACTGACTCTTTTAGATTATTAAAAGTTGATAATATTACTAGCGTAGTCCCATTATCTTCTGTTCTTAAAAATTAGGAATCTATATGGAATTATATGAAGCTCCAGAAATTTATGAAAAGTTAATTCATTATGATTCTATTAAGGAGATACAAATAAAATTAACTGTTAGTACCTTTCGTGGAGTAGAGTACTTATCGCTACGAAAGTACTATCTAGATTTTGATGAGACCTGGAAGGCCACTCCCGAAGGAGTCTCAATGCCAATAGATTTTAGTAATTCCAGGGAGCTATTTATAGGCTTAACTGAGATTCTTTCCTTAGCAGAGTCAAAAGAAATCATAGAAGAAAACTTTAAAGATTTAATTCAAAACATCTATAAATAAGTCTTGACTTAGTAGCTATATATGCGTATAATATGTTTATAGTTAATAGAGGCAATTATGAATAAATTTTTAGATTACGTATCAGAAAAGTACTATGCTGGTGAACCTGTTATTACAGATCACGAGTTTGATACACTTGCATCGCTCCATAACTATAATTCAGTAGGCTCTTCTACTACAGGTGGGACTCCTCACCTGTATCAAATGTATTCCCTTCAAAAGTTTTTTGATATAAAAGAAGCTCCCCCATGGAGTAAAGCAGGTACTGCCACGTCTATAAAATTAGACGGGGCCGCTGTATCTTTGCTATACTCTGGAGGAGCCTTAGTTTTGGCTCTTACAAGAGGAGATGGGAAGAAAGGACAGAATGTTACCTCAAAAGTCGCAAAACTTGTGCCAAATACTGTAGAAGAGAAGAGAACTTTTCAAGTAACAGGAGAGGTAGTAGCCCCTAGCGATATTCCTAATTCTCGTAACTATGCTTCAGGAGCTTTGAATCTTAAAAGTGACCAAGAGTTTAGTAGTAGAAAGTTGTTTTTCTACGCTTATGACGTGAACGATCCATGGGAAGCTACCTGGGCAGAGCAGATGAGAGCACTAAGTAGTTTAGGATTCAATACTGTTTATACAGATAAAACTAATCAGTTTCCAGATGATGGCATTGTCTACAGACTTAATAACTATGCAGAATTTTATAAACTTGGGTATACCGCACATCACCCTAGAGGAGCTTTTGCTCTTAAGGAACAAAAAGTAGGTGTATGCTCCAAACTTTTAGATGTAGTCTGGCAAGTAGGTAAAAGCGGGGTCGTAAGTCCCGTAGCAATTCTAGAACCAGTATTAGTAGGGGATGCTACAGTGTCTAGAGCTACTTTACATAATATTCAGTACATAGAAGAACTAGGTTTAGAGATTGGATGTAGTGTAGAAATTATTAGAGCTGGTGAAATTATCCCGAGAGTCGTTCGTAGAATTAAATAAGGGGCATAACATGGTAAATTATTATTTCAAAAATCAAAATATTCTGCAATTGTTAGAGGCTGATACACTTGAGGAGGCGGTTGGAGAGGTTAAGTGGACCTGGGCTAACACTGGGGTGGCTACTATAATTGAGGAGCACTACACAGTAACTGAAACTGTATCTATTTCAGTCGATACAGATTGGTGTAAAGACTAGCAAGAGATGGAATTACCTTAAAAAAAATAAATCTTGACTTTCAGCCAAAATCTACGTATAATATATATTCAAACTTAGAGGAACAACCCAAGTGACAAAAATTCAAGCTCCCACGAACTGCCCTAGCTGTAGTTCTACTCTTGAATGGTCAAACCATCTTCTATATTGCAGAAACCCGTCTTGTTCCGTGCAAGAAGAGAAGAAAGTAGAACACTTCGCAAAAACTCTTAAAATCAAAGGCCTTGGGCCTGCTGCTATCACTAAACTAAACTTCAGTGATATAAGCGACCTATACGCTGTAAATCTTCAAGAGCTTGCAGAAGGACTTGGTTCCGAAAAGTTGGCACACAAGCTGTACCTAGAGATTGAGAACTCGAAAAAAGCTACCCTTAACGCTGTACTCCCAGGCTTTAGTATCCCTTTAATTGGAAAAACAGCTACGAATAAACTCGCTGCCGTATGTAGGCATATATCTGAAATAGATGATGCAGTCTGTAAAGCTGCTGGACTTGGCCCCAAAGCCACAGATAGTTTATTAGAATGGTTGTATAAGTATTCTTGGTGGAAGCTGCCGTTTAGTTTCGAGTTTGAAGTTCCTAGTAGTTCTAAGTCTAAGGAAGTTATTTGCATTTCTGGTAAACTAAATAGTTTCAAAACTAAGGCCGAAGCAGAGAAGGTTCTTAAAGACTTAGGATACATAGTAAGTAGTAGCCTAACAAAGGAAGTAACGATTCTAGTAAACGAAAGTGGAATAGAGTCACTAAAGACACAAAAAGCCAGAGAATCTGGCATTCATATAACACATAACCTTTTAGAATTTATTGGAGTTTAATTATGTCAATCCCAAAGTGGACTGAAGACCGTGCAACCGCCCTTTCTGCCTTCGTAGGCGGAGATTCCCCCGTAACCCAAGATGTAGTAGCTGAGGCTGCTGAACACTTTGAAACCTCTGCTCGTTCAGTTTCTAGCAAACTGCGAAAAATGGGCTTTGATGTAGAGCTGGCATCTGCTGGCAATGTTAAAGCCTTTAGTGATGCACAGGCCGAAGTACTCTCTACTTTCGTAGTAGATAATAGCGGCATGTACACCTATGCAGAAGTATCCCAGTACTTTGAAGATGGTGCATTTAGCCCGAAGCAGATTCAAGGCAAGGTTCTGTCAATGGAACTTACTGGCCATATAAAAGCTGCTCCTGCTAAAGAAAGTGTAAAAACTTACTCTGATGCTGAAGAAGCCGAGTTCATTGCTTTGGCCACTAATGGTGGATCAATTGAAGCTATTGCAGAGGCTCTGGATCGTCCTGTTAACTCTATTCGTGGTAAAGCCTTGTCCTTGCTGCGTGCAGGAACCATTACAGCTATTCCACGCCAAGAAAGTACTAAAACCAGTGCTAAAGTAGACCCTCTTGCAGCAGTAGCCGATGTAGCTACAATGACTGTGGAAGAAATTGCAGAAGTTATTGGCAAAACTGTTCGTGGTGTAAAAACCATGCTGACTCGTCGAGGTCTGTCTGCATCTGATTACGATGGTGCATCTAAGAAAGAAAAAGCAGCGCAGTAATTAGTACAAATATGCAAGTGCTGGGATTTTCCTAGCACTTGTTTTTTTTATGTTCGGGGGAACATTAGTTGAATTTAGCAAGTGCTTTGTTTAAGCAGGTTATTGCTACCCAGGATTTTGAAACCTGGAGCGTACTGCGTAAACACTATCTGCCTCAAGAGTATTCTGCTCTTTATGATGTTGTGGATAAACATTGTGATAAATTTCATAAGATGCCTTCTTTTGAAGAGCTTCGATATGAGATTCGTGATGCCTCAACCCGTGAAAAGTTTTATGCTATAGAGCAGTCTCAAGAAGTGTGTGTAGAAGCATCTATGCTACTACAGTACCTTAAAAATGAGTACACTCAGCGAGAGATACTAACGTCCCTAGAACATTATGTAGATAATTCTGTAGCTTTTGAAGATGCAGAAGAATCTTTGAGCCACCTCCATCAGATCGTTCTAGATGTAGAACGAAAAGTTGAGCTTCAGCACCCAGAAGAAAGTATGCAATATATTGAGCTATGGGAAGCTGACGAGGATTTAGCAAGATATTTACCTCTCGGCCTTAATACAGACTATGACTACAATATTCAATTCTCTCCAAGAGACCTGATACTTGTAGGGGGTCGCAGAGGTGCAGGCAAGTCTATAACCTGTACTAATGTTGCTAATAGCGTGCTCGCCTCTGGTAGAGCTGCTATTTATTTCACTATAGAAATGGATAGTAGGTCTATTCTACAGAGAGCCTGTGCAATCGCAACCGGAGTACCATTCTCTAGACTGAAATTGAAAAATATCAGCGTAACTGAATGGGAAAAGGTAGCCACTTGGTGGGCTAACCGATTTGAGAACGGACTGGAATGCTTGAAAGAATACAAGGTTCATAGAGACTTTTCAAAGTTTCATCATACCCTCAAAACTAACCACCAGCTTCTCCCGACTGGTCAGTTAGACGTAGTTTATGACCCAAGCCTGACTCTTACCAGAATCAGGGCGGAACTAGATAAAAAAGTCCAAGTAATGAAACCTGGAATAATTATAGTAGATTATCTTAATCAAGTAAAGCGTTCCAGTCTACCCTCTCGTGGAGGTCAGTATGATTGGACAGAACAAATTGAAGTAAGTAAAGCATTGAAGGCAATGGCACAAGAATATGAAGTACCAATCTTTTCTCCATATCAAACAGATGCTACTGGAGAAGCAAGGTTCGCAAAAGGTATTCTAGACGCAGCAGATGCTGCATATGCTCTAGAAACCTGGGGGCCTGAAGATAATTGTATTACATTTAATTGTGTCAAAATGCGAAGTGCTGCAGCACTTTCTTTTACTTCTACTATGGACTGGGAAACTCTAAAGATAGGGCCAGAGACGGCTCTAAGTCCAAAAGAAAAAGAAGATAATTCCAGTAAGACCGGTGAAAATATAGACGATCTTTAAAAAAAAATCTTGACAACCCTGCTATTTTCATATATAATATATTATGTTTTGGAAGTAGCAGGAGTTTTTCAAGTGATTGTTCAAACCAATAATCGTTATCGCCCCCTCAATCGTGGTCGTAAACCTCTACCAGCAAAATCTAAAAAAGATACAGCAACTTTTACAGACTTTGTTCCTACAGAAGTTTTTAGACGCACAACGCCTACATATCCTTCTCTAGCGATTTCTACTGCTTTATCTATCCGAGATAAGGCTGATATAGATTTTAGAAAAGAAATATCAAAAAAATACACTTTAGCTCCCGCATATAACAAGGGAGCATATCAAGTAATCAGCCCTGAATGTATCAAGGATATTGGTAGATGACAGTTCAAGAATTGCTAAATAAACAACAAATTCCTTTTACATTAAAAGGAAATGACTTTATTGTTAAGTGTCTAAACTCCGAGCATAACGACTCAAATCCTAGTATGCGAATAGATAATATAACTGGCATATTTAATTGTTTTTCTTGTGGCTATAAAGGAAACATTTTTAAAAAATTTGGAGAAAAGGTAAACCAACTACAAATACGCAAAAACATTCTAATTAATAAAATTATAGAGAAACGTGCAGAAAGTATTGGTTTATCTTTCCCTCCCAATTTTATTCCATATACGGGTAACTGGAGAAACATTAGACCAGAAACGTATAAAAAGTTTGAGGCTTTTCAACACACAAACCCAGACTACATAGGAAGAATTGTATTCCCTATTAGAGATTTATCTGGAAAAATAGTAGCATTTCAAGGTCGTCATATGACTAATGGAATACCAAAATATAAGTTCACTCCTCCAGGAGCTAAGATACCCTTGTACCCTAAAGTATCTCCTAGGAACGGTAAGGTACTTCTTGTAGAAGGTATCTATGATATGCTAAACTTACATGACAAAGGACTATATAATACAGTGTGTTGTTTCGGCACAAATAATATAAATGAAAAAAAACTAAGTATGCTTTCAATCCAAGGAGTAGAAGGAGTAGATATATTCTTTGATGGAGATGAAGCAGGCGTAGTATATACAGACCCTGCTGACTTCTCTGTTGATAATAGATCTAAACCAACATTCTCACACCACAAACTCACTTGTTTTGAGTATGCTGATGGTGTCAATAATGTCAGCGGTTATGACCTAACTGACCTTGATATGTATTATGCGAAACTTGGAAACGCATATAATGCTGCATCAGGTAGAAATATTGATCAGAAGTATCCTGCCAACCCACAAGGATTCGAGAAGCAAAGACCCGAGTGGGAAATTGTTGGTGCATTTGCAGCTGACCCAATTCAGATTAGTGCAAT